GATCGCCTGAAATTGTCTTGGACGAATGTTTCTAAGGCTGTTGCTGACGCGCAAGCCGATTTCACTAACACTCAGCAATCAGTGACGGATACGTTTAGGGGTTTCCTTTCTCTTGCTGATGCGGCTGATGCCTACTATGGCAGGCAGAAGGCTGCTTCTGACGCGCTCGCTGAACTGACGGCTTACAGGGCTAAGCTCACGGATGAGGCTACGGATTCTGAGAAAGAGAAACTGAAGGAACTTCAGCAGGCTTATCAGGAGGCGCAGACTGCTGCGGCTACTGGCGCTCAGTCCATTGTTGAGGAGTTCGTTGCTCAGTCGAAGAAGTTCGGTGAGTTTGGGGAGAAGTTACAGCAACTCTTGAGGGCCGGGCTTAATAAGACTTCATTCATGCAGATTCTCAACATGGGTGCCGAGCGTGGTTCTGATGTTGCCGATTCTTACCTGAAGGGCAATACCCAGGAACTCGTTAACCGCACTAATGAGACAGTTAAAGCCTATGATGATTTGGCTCAAACTATCGGAACTGAGACTGCTAACACTTTCTACCAGGCTGGCCTCATGTCGGCTATCGCTCTGCTGAGGGCTTTCACTGTTGCTTTCGCTAAGGATGCGCCTACTCGTAAAGCATTGAAGGCAATCATTGCTGATCTTGAATCTGATCTAGCAATCAATATTAAGACTACTGTGAGTGCCCCGAGCGGCGGCGGTGGTGGCGGCGGTGGTGGTGCTCCTGCCGCTACGATTGAAGTTCCTACGGCTGCCGCTATCGGCCCTATCGCTCAATCTATCGGTCTTCAGCCCGCAACTGTCGCTGAGATTAAGGCCACTACTACTCAGCCTCCGCCTAGCGGTGAGGGCCGCATTTGGGCTGAGATTCGTGCGCTCGCTCAAGGCGGCCTAGTAACTCGGCCTACCCTGTCGCTTATCGGTGAGGCTGGGCCTGAGGCTGTTATCCCGTTGAATCAACTTGGCGGCATGGGCGGGAATATAACTATTAACGTTAATGCTGGTATGGGTACTGACGGTGCCGAGGTGGGCCGCCAGATCGTTGATGCCTTGAAGCAGTACCAGCGCAGAAATGGCCCTATCCCGGTGGCCGTCAATGGCTGAAACTATTGTCAAGATTGCGTTTGATCTAAACGCTGCTGGGCAAGGAAACTTCTTTACTCTCGATGATGAAGTCAAAGGCCTTTTGGATAACACGGATTATCCGCTGGCTGGTGACATTCTCACGGATATAACTTCCGACGTTCGCCAGGTGCGTATCCGCCGTGGGCGTTCTAACCTGCTGGAAAGATTTCAGGCCGGAGATGTTGAAGTTGTCCTAGATAACCGTTCCAGGTATTACGATCCCACAGCAGGCACAGCCATCAGCCCTTACGCGCCTTCAATCAAACCGCGCAAAGAACTTGTGGTTGAGGTGAATGGGCAGCGCGCTTTCACGGGCCAAGTTGAGGATTGGGATTTAGCCTACGAGCTTTCGGGTGATTCGATTGCGGTGGCTAAAGCTTCTGACGGTTTCGCTTTATTGTCTCAACAGAATATCGCGGCTCATACTGCTATACCGCAAACTACGGGCGAACGTGTCGCGGCAATCCTGGATCGTCCTGAAGTGAATTGGCCTTCTGGTAGGCGCCAGATTGATACAGGGCAGGCCACCCTGATTGGTGACGCTATCGGAACCGACACTAATACTGTGAACGCTTTGGCTTATTTGCAGGGAGTCGAGGCGGATGAGCCTGGCGCGTTATTTATGTCTGCTTCTGGTATTTTGACGTTCCGTGAACGTACCGATTTGCAGCAGATCACTTCAACTGTTTTCGCTGATGACGGTTCAGGGATTCCATTTGAGAATATCGGTGTCGAATATGGCACGGAGCAGTTGCGTAACAGTGTCTCAATTATTCGCTCAAATGCTGGTACGGCCACAGCAGAGAACGTTGAAAGCCAAGAGGATTACGGCATCACCGCCTATGTCAGGGGCGATAGTCTCCTCGCCGATGATACGCAGGCACAGGATCTAGCCGAATGGCTAGTTTCCCTATATGGGGTGCCTCAGTTACGGATCAATTCTGTTTCGGTATTGATGGAAGCGCTAACCGTCGAGCAGCAGAATGAGCTTCTCGGATTAGAGTTGGCTGATGCGGTGCGCGTTATTTTCACGCCTAACAATATCGGTGATCCTATTGATAGGTATGTGGCGATTGATTCCATTGAACATGAAGTGTATGTGGATCGTCACCGCATAACCTTCAATTTCTCGCAAACGTCAGGCGCCTTTATTCTTGATAGTGTTTCTTTTGGTGTTCTCGATTCTAATGTTCTCGGGTTCTAGGTAAGGGAGTTGTAATGGCTGGTGCGGGTTTCAAGGATTTCACCGCTGGGGAGGTGCTTACCGCTGCCGACGTGGACACTTATTTGATGGAGCAGTCTGTCATGGTGTTCGCTGGGACGGCGGCTCGTTCCTCGGCTATTGCTTCACCGTCTGAGGGGATGCTGACGTATCGCACCGATGAGGGCGTTATTGAGGTGTATGACGGTTCAGCGTTTGTTCCTGCTGCTCCTGCTGCTGGTGCTGCCGCTATGACGAATCGTAATCTGCTTTATAACGGTGCGATGCAGGTGCATCAGCGTGGTGTGAGCGTGTCGGGTATCACGACTGGTGGCTATTACACGGCTGATCGCTGGAATATGACTAACACATCGCTAGGGACATGGACGCAGACGATTGAGAACGACGCGCCTACAGGCAGCGGTTTACAAAAGTCCCTGAAAGTCCTTTGCACGGCTGCTGACGCTGCGCCAGCAGCCAGTGATCTTCTTCAGATTCAGCAGCGTATTGAAGGTCAAGACTTGCAGAGGATTGCTAAGGGTACTTCTGCGGCTCAGCAAATCACGTTGTCTTTTTGGGTGAAGTCAAATGTGACCGGAACGTATGTTGCCGATCTACTTGATGTTGATAACACTCGCCAGACTTCCATCTCCTACACGATCAGCGCGAGCGCAACGTGGGAGAAGAAAACTATTACCTTTGCGGCTGATACGACGGGTGCATTTGACAACGATAATGGGGACTCATTCCGTTTGAGTTTCTGGTTGGGTGCAGGCAGCAACTTCACATCTGGCACCCTGTCAACTACTTGGCAGGCCAGCACTGCCGCTAACCGTGCTGTCGGCCAGACGAACCTAGCCTCAGCAACGAACAACTATTGGCAGATCACGGGTGTGCAGTTGGAGGTTGGTCCTGTTGCTACGCCGTTTGAGTTTAAGTCGTATGGGACTGAGTTGGCGGAATGCCAGCGGTACTACCAAGTATTTGACTCTGACGGCGGCACTGATCGTGCAGCCTTCAATGGAGTGGCTTACGCCAACAACAGCGCCTTCGGCGCTTTCACATTTTCACGTATGCGCTCTGCCCCAGCAGCAACAATAACGAACGCAACACAGATTGATGTTGTCACTGGCGGAACGGTAACGCAAACGAATAACACGCTCAGTTTCACTAACTTTACTCCCACATCTGCCCAGGTATCTGCGAGCAATTCGGGTACTCCGTTCACGGTGGGGCATGGAGCGGTGATTCGTCTTGATGGCGCATCTGTCGGACTATCAGCGGAGTTGTGATGTATCAGATAATTGATTCTGAAATTGCGAATGTGATTGTTCGTAATGACGGCGAGAATGTTGCTACTTATATTCCGTTGGATGAAGCGAATAGCGACTATCAGCGTTACTTGGAGTGGCTTGCTGCTGGTGGTGTACCGGAAGTAATCGAACCATGAACGCTGCTGAGGTTGTCGCTATCTCGGTTGGTTCTATAACCTTGTTGGCGGCGATCCTTGGTGGCCTTCTGTGGCTTATTCGCGCGCAGGTTGCTTTGCAGCGCGAGTTTAAGCCGAACGGTGGCAGCTCGACTAGGGACGCTTTGAATCGTATTGAGTCTGAGGTTAAGGATGTGCGTTCTAAGATTGATGATCACGTTACCTATCATCTGAATAACGATCTGTAAGGGAAATATAATGCCTGCTTTTTTCGATAACCCTGCCGCCCGTAAATGGGTGTATGGGATTGCCCTAACGATTGTGCCGCTGCTGGTTGCTTATGGTGTTCTTGAAGAGGATGCGGCCCCGTTGTGGATTGCGTTAATTGGTTCCGTGATTGCGCCAACTATGGCTCTCACGCATATGCCTAAGGCTGAGGAGCCGGAGCATGGCGAAGAATAAAACCCTGTCGGGGCATGAGGCTATTACTTCTTGGGGTTCTCCTCTGTTGCGGGCTGCGCGTATCCCTGGTACGAAGATTAGCCTGCGCACTAGGCGCGCCTACCTGCCGCTATTCCTGGCGCTCGCGGTGGATTTGAATACCGTTATCCCGCTTTCGGTGAAGGACACCTGGAGTTTTAATTACCGTAAGCCGCGGATGAATGGCGGTATCTCTGATCATGCCGGGTACGCCATTGATTGTTGGAGTGCCCGTGAGGGCGCGCATACCTGGCCTAGCAGGATGAAGAAAGCTCAGGCCGTTGCTATCGCTGAGATTCTTGAAGAGTACCGCCTTGAGGATGGGCGCCATATTTTCTTGTGGGGTGCCTCGAAACTTGCGCCAGGTGTCGCCTCGTATGCTGGCCCTACGCATCAGACTAAGGCCGGGAATGATCCTATGCATTTCGCTATCGCTAGGGGTATTACTGTGAAGGATGCTCAGGCTGCCAGGAAACGTCTAGGGATCAAATACAACGGCACCCGATGAGCCTTAGTGAGCGGTTGAAGTCTGCGCCTCACCCGAACCGCGGCCTACCATGCCCTTTGGTGGCGATCCGTGAAAACCTGAGTGTTGATGA